TTTACAGAGACTTCAAAAAAACTTTTGCTGCTCACCCAGTTAAAAGAGATGTTATGGTTAATAACAATGAAGAAGCTGTTAAGGACTCTATCGTTAATCTTGTATTCACTGCTCCATACGAAAGATATAGACAACCTCGTCTGGGAGCTGGTATTCCCTCAGAACTATTTGAGAATCTTAGTCCCACAACTGAGTATGAGGTTCAGAAGAGAATTGAAGAAACAATTCAGAATAATGAGAGACGTGCAATACTGGAAGGAGTAGTTGTTAAAGCCAATTATGACCAGAACAACTACTCCGTTACAATTGTATTCAGAACAATCAACAGCTTTCAACCTGTTACCATCTCCCAGATTTTGAGAAGGGTGAGATAAACTCTCACCAATCTTAGAAATGTGGATTCATTTTGCTAATGTGGCCTTCAATCATTGAGAAGGCTCCATTCTTGCCACCCTGCTTCCAACGCATATCACCAACACGAGTGAATTCACGACCTGTAGATGTAATTACTCGTTTATGGTTCTTGTGAATCTTAACAATTTCACCTTCTGGATAGTAATCCCCATTGAAGCCCATCGATACCTTGTCACCAATCTGTGGCAGACGACCAGCAACAAATGGATCACATGCATATGATGTCTTATATGCAATATGTTCTGCACCAGTAGAGTTTGTCAATTCGATCGCAGCAGCAGTTGCGAGTTCCATTGTTTCAAAACGAGTACTTGTCATTGATGTGTTCTCCGTTGTTGGTGAGTCTGTTATATATAAATTAATTCACATTGTCAACACAAAAAAAGGGCCGAAGCCCCTTTTAGAAAGATTGTTTGATCTTACTTGATCAGAAGTTGAACCTGCTTGTCTGCCTGTACAATCTTCAATGTATCAATCAACTTGACACCAATTTCACCAAATGCATCAGGATGTTCTTCTACATACTTTGGAGAGATAATCAGTCGTGCATTAACACCAACAGTATCGACGGACTTGTTCGAGAATACACCAGATGGCATAATCTTATTATAACGTCCACCTTCAAGAACAACCGGTGTCCATACCGAAGACTTCACACCGTTACTGTCAGTAATTTCAACATCGTTGAAATCCTTATCATACAATGGTGTCACAACCAAATCACCAGCAAATTTCTCTGCATCAACTCCAATAAACTTACCACCTGGTGCAGATACTGCAAACATACATGCAAGACCCTGGTTACCACCCTTGAGAAGGACTAGAGAGGCTACATCACCACCCTGATTGAGAACTGGAATCTTGGAATAAGCATCACCACCATCTTCCTTATCGGCATAAACCAGACCTCGGAATGTGATATTGGAACCAGAGCCATCCTTACCAATCATAATCTTTGTCTTGTCTGTAAGATCAGATAGATTGGTGATGTTGAGGTTTCGACGACAAATCAGATGAGCAAACTCTGTGTAGAGAGGACCCATATCCATATACTGTAGATCACCCTTTTCCTTGTTATAAACAAAGATTGCATCTGACTGCACAATTGCACCATCACAAGCACCAGAAGCCAATGCATCTAGGTTTTCACCAGAACCCAGTGTCTCCACAACATTAACTGTAACTACACTCTTATCCACCTGAGAGGCAAGAGTATTACCTGTGTAGTTGTATACACCACCAACCTTACCAGTACAAAGTGTAAACTCTGCACTATACGCATTTGTTGCAACAAACATTGCAGCAACAATACCAAGAATCTTCACTACTTTCATACTATATTTCCTTTTCATTTGACGATTTCAAAACAAACTTTACCTGTACCCATCATTCCGATAGAATGAGCTGCAGCCTTTGATAGATCCAGTATCCTTCCTCTGACAAAAGGTCCCCTATCATTAACCTTTACAACAACAGATCTTCCCTTATGGGTTACTCTTAGTTTGGTTCCAAACTTGAGAGATCTATGAGCTGTTGTAAATGCTCTTGGATTCATCATTTCACCAGATGCCGTTCTTGAATGCAAAGCATACCACGAAGCGCCACCACACGATCCAGCATAAGCTGGGGTTGCTGTCATGACAACAGCAACAATAATGTTATGCAACTTTATCTTTCAGTTCCTTTATTTTATTACGGACTAGCTGAATATCAGCATCATCCTTTGCTTTCTTGCCAGAAGAATAATAGAAATCATCTGACATTTCTGAGTTCATCTGGTACCTGAGAAGGTCTTGCAGACGTTCGTTTAGTTGTTCAATTTGACTTGACATTTCGATAATATCCTTCTCACCAATATTTGTCAACAATTAATTTTGAAATCTCAGACATTGTATCATCTGCATTTTTGTGGATGATCCCAGGACCAACATGTTCTCTCCAGGGAAGAATATTCTTCTCAAAATCATCAATCAGAATATCACCTTTAGCTTTTGCAAATAGAAACTTATTCTTACCACCCCTCATAGGCAGAACATGAACATCATTTGAGAACTCACGAGCAAAAGCTTCCTTCTTCTGCAAAGCAATTCTCTGATAATCAGTCCGAGGACAAGCGGTACAAACTATTAAATCAATCGGATATCCAACTCTATAAGAGTTCAACTCACGAAACAACTCAGTAGCTCCTGGAAAGATTGGAAGATCAAGGAAGAATGTTGGATGTTTATGAATATTAGTCCACATTTGGTCATCACTTACAGAGTGACAATAATGACCAAATAACTCTTCGTAGTGACGCTCAAAATCGAACATTACCCCATCAAGATCCAGAAAGATTGTAGTAGTCATATCACTCGCCTGTTTCAGGATATTCCTGTTTACGTCCCAGAATGAATGTTGCTCCATCATTTAGTTGCTGATCAAATGTATCAAATACAGTCAAATCAGCATCTGAAAGACTCAGAGTTCCATAGTCTATCAATGTGCCTTCACCTTTTGAAATAGCATACGCCATCTCTGTAACTTTATTTTCCATCATCATTCTCCATTCTTTGTTTAGTTGATTCAACAAATAGATAATCTATTTGATTCGTTTCTATATCGATAATAGCACATGTTAACTTATTACCAAATACACAACCTGTGTCAATCCCTACTTGATTTGGACCAAGATTGACAAGTTCTTTTGGTGTATGTCCAAACACTACAAACACATCTTCTGGATACGAACCTTTGTAGTCCACATTGTTTCGAGTCCACAATAGTTTTTGTGGCGTATTTTCTTCTATAGGGAGTCTTCTATCAATCCCAGCATGGACAAATACATATTTTCCATTTCGATAAAGTAGTTTTGTATCTTCTAGAAAATATATGTGAGTATCTGGAATCCCATCACCCCATCCATACGATATAATCGTAGCGAAACCACCATTTTGAAACCATGAATACCCATCCGTTCCATTTGAATTGATGTAATCAATCATCATTTCTTCGTGGTTACCACGAAGAAATGCGTGTTTATGTAGATCATTATCTCGGCGATCAATCAGGAGATCAATAACACCCTTTGAATCAGGGCCACGATCAACATAGTCGCCGAGGAATACAATTTCATCTTCTGGCTCAATCTGATTGTCGATAAGCTCGAGGATTTGCTTAAGCTCTTCAAGACAACCATGAATATCACCAATAGCGTAAATTTTCATAGCCTACCCCATCCTTTTACTGCTGATATTGCACGACCTACATTAATAGCCTGGTTCTTTGCATCATCCAAAGCATTATGAGCTGTACCCTTAAATTTAAGTAGAGGTACATCTAGAAGGTTATTAAGTCCCCTCATACACCGAAGTTTCTGATAAGGCAACTCCTTTAATTGATGAAAGTTAAGTGCACTATTAACAATAGGAAAGTCGAAAGATGCACCTTTGCACCAGATTGTCACTGGTTTATGACGGTCAATAAACCCATTGAACTCTGTCAACATATCAAGTAGAGACATCTCCCCACCAAATGCTTCCATGAATACTTCATCTGGCTGTGATTGCCACCATTCCATTGTACTCTCATCATCAACAAAATTCAATTGAGAGTCATATGAAGCTCTCTGATAAAACTCTTCGTGAAAGCCTTCTTTGCTGAATAGTACAGCTCCTAAACTCATAATCTTACAACCAGGCAATCTACCAGTTGTTTCAATATCAATCATCATGCTCTTCAAAATGTGGTTCCTCGTTAAAATCTGAAGGATTATAATCCCAGATCTGAAAGTCTGGGTGTTTATCCTTAATATATTGGATGATGTACTCGGGAGGGGCTGGAATAGCTGCTCCTCCATTGAAATAGAATGCCAGATCAAAGTCAGCTTTCAGCTCTTCAAGATCTTTAGCTTGGCAACAAACATCATGCTCAATGCCCTGAGCAACATAATTGTTAGTTGGTTTATGTCGTGTAATAATCACTTTATACATTTTAAATCCTTGGTGAAATGTTGGGGAGTTGAACCCCTTTCCGGCGATTTTAGAGATCGCTGCTTTTACCGCAAAGCGTTAGGGTAACATTTCATGATATATTCTCGATAAATTTCATTTCGACGAAGTTGTTTTTCTGTATTCATGATAGGAGCAATTGGATGTGTGATTGGATCAAATACAACATCACTATTCCATACAAAGAACGATTCTTTAGATGTGTATTTGTTGACAGTATGATAACTTTTAACAATCTCTTTCATTTTGTCAACAGAGATATCTAACGGAATATCTTCGTCTTGAAATAGAGCAGCCATCTTTGTTGAAGAATAGTCTGCCATGGACGAGTCAACTTTACAAGTCCATGTATTATTCTCAATTGTATGTTCTATTGTTTCTGTTGTAGGTGAAACTTTCTTAGGAATCTGTTTATAGTAAACAGCTTTACCATACACATCCAAACAAACATGAACCTTACTTGTTGTCACCCTTACATAGTACATCCTCTTTGCGAAGGCTTTTTCATACCGATTATCAGTAAATGGATCATTTGTATGTTCGAGAATAATTTGTTTATTGGTTGCTTCAATCAAGGTCATATACCTGACCCCAACATACTTTAGAATGTTCTTGCCAACTTTGAACACAACACCTGGTCCAAACTTAAACTCATTTTGAGCTTCTATTTGCTTAGGATCGTACTTAACAAGATAGTTCTGCGAGCCTTCTCGAAACCACACACATTCGTCTTGAATTTCACCAGAAATAGTAGTAGTTGTAGCCAGAAGATTTACGAGATTTTCGATTGGAATCTCCAACTCGAACCCCCGAGGATCCTTGATCCGCACCCATTTATTACCTGTATTCCATCGAACAATAGCACTACCAAAATGGAAACCTTTGATTGGTTTATTGTCGATAATAAAAGGTCCTACACTTGATGCACCATCAGGAGATTTACCCCAATTGTCAACAGTTTTACGCCGCTTTTCAAAGGCGGCGTTATCTTCGTAAGGTGTCATAAAGGCAAGTGGAGGGTTTGTTGTATCAATGTTAACACGACCCTGTGTCTGGATGTACATTTTATCAAAAATCATTCCACTTACCTCGCTTTTTAGTGTTCCATAGACAAAAGACTGTAATCAGTGAATTCCTGTCTCTTATTCCACAATATAGGTGAAAACGCTACTGATGTCAACGTATTTCCTAGATCTGGTTCGTAAAAAGCAAAATATTGGTGCTTTTTATGTGTCGTGATCACGTCATATAGCTTCTTTTCATCCTCAACACCAATCCACTGAAAATAAACTTCTGATGGATCAATCTTAGATTTGTCTAGTTTTGCCAGACCAAATAGAGCATGTCCTGCCTGAACAGCCTGATGAACAGATGGAATATCTTGTCGAGTAAAGTAATAGACATATTTGCGGCCGAGCTTATAGTCCTTGATCGACAAGGCAAGTGTTCGATAGATTTCAAACTCTTCTTCACTATCAAAGATCTCAGATGGATTAGCTCCCAGAATAGAGCACCAGAACATACCCTTACTACTCTCGAAAGAGTGTGTAAGTTTGCCTAGTGTTGAGTGTTTCAGATAGCTGTTAGCGAACTGAGAGAATGACTGAACATAGTGATACTTCTTGTATCCGTTCTGCAGCTTGTTTGCATTTGTTACTGGGGAAAAGTATTTCTGGAGCAGAGCAACAACGATATCTTCTTTTGGTGAAGCGTTGTTCTTAGATTTTGTTGCAATTAACAAAGCTCTCTCAACAAAGTTATGTGGGGTAAGCTGTTTGGTTGCAGCTAGAGTCTTCCAAATTTTATTAAAGTCTTTCATTTTATATTCTCCTAATTGTTTTGTTCATTTAATAGATTCATCATATATTAAACAGTTAGGGTGGTTTGAAAACCTACATCATATCTCTTATTCCTTGTTGGTCATATATTATTTATCGGTTTTTGTGATACTTCTTAGAAACTCTCTTGTAAACTCTTTATAAATTTCATCCCTCAAAATGTTTGAAAGATTATCTATCATTGTTTCTTTGAGTGTGAAAGGTCCAATAAAACTAGAACTTAAAGTTGTATATTCAATATAATTTCTTTCAGTATGGTCTTCTGGTCCAGAATGATAGTCATACTTAAAATACTTCTCGTCTGACATAATAATCAACTTTCGATATCGTCTATTGTTGCAATAGAGTTTTCAATTCTAACTTTACAGTTTTTGATTTTCAAAGAGCCTTTGGTAGATGGATTATCAGGTGTCTCTTTTGTTGACCAACCTTTATTACAATCAACATGATCAACATAATATGTTTGACCTTTTGATTTCAGCACCCACATTGGAATACTTGGATCCGCAATATGACCCTTATTAAAATGAAATACACACTCTTTGGTTTCAAATTCTACCTACATTGACATTTTATTTTCCTTTGTTGTTAATTTACTAGACATAAACATACTTGTCTGCTTAAAACGGTCTAAACCTATAGAGTTAATCGCTTCCTCGACAATTTGTTTTAGTAATATATACTTGTTTTCATTAGATATGTATTGTAAATTCATACTTTACCTATTATTTACTGATAAACTTGTTAAATTGCTCTTTTTGAACTTGCTCGATCATCTTTTTAAGACGGATTCTTGTTTTTACTTTAGGTAAAACATTATTGTACAAAGAAGGTTGTTCTGGTCTGAATACACTGTTATGTGTGTGACCAAATGAATATGGGTAATTACAAACCCAAATTTCCAGATTTCCAACACGTGCAGTATATTGGTTTACACTTGTAACACCATATTTGTCAAGCAATTCATTCAAAACTCGATCCCACTCTTCCGATGTGGGTTCATTTTGAATCCAAAACAATGGGTTAAACAACCTATACCAGTCCATTTTATATCTCCATAATCGAAATTTGGTCCGCGTAGCAGGACTCGAACCTGCTCAAAGACGCCAATCTAGCGCAAAGAGTTTATAAGTCTCCTCTGACTCCCAGTCTTACGCGGATATTAATCTAATAGCATGGTGTTTTTCACGCACCGATTGTGGTTTTGTTCTACCCTTAAACTACATGGCAAGACTCGAACTTGCTCTCAAACCTTGGGAGAATGGTTAATGCTGGATGCTATTAGATTAGTATCGTTATATGGTAGGCACGGTGGGACTCGAACCCACACAATTCAGATTTTAAGTCTGACACGTTTAGCCATTTACGTCACGCGCCCATTTGGTATATTTATCTCCCGAACGAATCTATCGTAAACCATTCGGGAGATAAGTCAACATATTTTAGAAGAAATCTCGGAAATCGTACTGCTTTTCAGGAACCTTCTTAATTGCCACATAGATATCATTATTTTCAAAAATCATGATATCACCGTCAATCTTTCTAAGGTCCGAAGACTTAACAGTAACAGACATATATGATTCTTCATTGTCTGTGTCTGTGTAGTCATAAGCTACCGAGAACCCTTCCAGAGCTGGACGGAATGTCGATCCACCATTAAGGTCTCGATACAGCTCAATCATCGATACATAATCATTTGGTCGAGTGCGGAAGGTAACATCCTGAATAGCCCAACGTTCAGAAGCTGGTTGAGCATTGATATTCAGATATTTCAGAGATTCGATTGCTGGTTCGTCATAACGATTCATTTCTTCAATCAAAGCCTTCATCATATCGAAGTTTGCATGATGAATGCTCTTCAGAATCGATTTGACACTGTTTGAATGTGTCTTGTTGACAAGATTATCATCAACATAATCATTAATGATAGCTTCATCGATGCCATCGTAGCTGAACGAATAGAAGAAACGACCAGGACGATTGATAAAGAAATCGTTCAATTTATGACGATCGTTACAAGTAATAACAAACAATTTCTTAGATGTGAAGATTCCATCGAACAGAGTAAGCAGAGGAGCTTGTTCATTTTCACGATCATTGTACATCTTTTCAAACTCATCAAACAGGACCATTGCTGGCTGATCGATGCTCTGAAGCAAGCTATTAAGACCATCACCAGAATATGGTGACGAAATCACGATTGTGATAATACCCTTACTAGCAAGCTCAATAGAGAGATCCTTTGCAAGGAGTGTCTTACCCGAACCCTTTTCTCCAGAAAGCAGAACACCTGTGCTTGCAGAACGACTTAGAAATGTATTGACAATACGATCTACTCGATTCTCGATCGTACCATAACGTTTTCCACCTACCTTAAAGTCGTCAATTTCTGTAAGGAAATACCCCTTATCCATACTGTAGTTGACTTGATAAGTTCCTACTGGAAGAATCTTAGCAATGTTGAGATTTGCATCTGGTGTTACCTGATAGTTTACACCATGTTTCACATAAAATGTCATGCTTTTAGCCTTTCACGCTCGCTTTTTGAATAATATACTATAACCACCACGGTCATTTTTACCATAAATCAATATCAAGCTATCAGATAGTTTGGATATCCTGAATAACCTCTTCTCGATTATTTTCATTGACGACTGCCTTTTTATTGCTAATCACTGTTTCTATCACAGCTTTCATTCGTTCTAGCTCGTCAATGTCACCAATGACAATATCTGAAAAGCAATAAGAAAACAACGATTTATTGAACAACCAACTAAAATAAACTCTACATCTTTGAAAGAAAGTTAGATCTGACTTGGCTCTGTGGTAAATCATCAAATCTGATGAAACCCATTTACCATCTCTATCCTTCCAATCATCAACCTCAAATACTAGTTGGTGTTCTGGTTCACTACAATCACAGAAAAATGAATGTCTATTCAAATGCTATCATCCTTTTTTAAACGTTCAAGAAATTCATCATTAATTACCCAATATTTTCTATGACAGTTGTCACCTTCTGCTGAAAGAGTGACAATCTTACCACCATTTGAATCTGTCGCGTTGAAAACAATAAATTGATCAATACTGTATGGTGGCTCACTACCAATCAATTCAGTGAGATGTGAATATATTAGAAAAAATGTTATTAGATTTGCTTTATCTGGGCTAGCTTTTGAATATATTTCAACAGGTTGAAAGCTCTTTGAGTCAGATATAAATTTTTGTGTTGAAACTTTGCAAGCTTCTCCTGCGTAAACCTGTGCAGGAATTAGAAGTAGTACTGATATTGCGAGTGCTTTGAGCATTTAAATCCCCTTTATATGATAAGAAATCAGCTTGCTCATTAGTCAGGATTTGATATTGCAATCTTATATTGAGAGATTAGTGCTCAAGCTGTATAGCATTTAAAAAAACAGAATGGTTGGTAACTTCTCGTATTACCCATGGGTCAATTTATACTGCTACTGCTGTATAACATCGAAAATCATTTACGTGTAGGTTTCACTACAATCATAAAGTTTCTATTAAACTCTCAAATCACGAGATATTCTATTCCCGAACTATCATGTGTTCGCATGGCACATGTACCAATGAAATAGCATGCTATTTCCTACGGCTCTCTCTAGATTTAAATTTATGCTGTGCCCATTCTAAAAAACTTACGGATGTGATACAGAGATTGCGTAGAATGTGTTCTGTGCAATTCCTGTTGCTTGTGTGGCATTAACACCGGAATACATACCTGCCTTAAAGTACAGCTTATCTTTCAAGAAAAATGTATTGATTTTCTGTACATTGCTATATGTAATGCCGTCTGCCACAACTGTTACTGTCAGATTTCCTCCAGCAACGTTAATAGTATAATCGATCTTTTCGTTAAGGTCAACAGATGGTTCTTTACCATTTTTATCTTTCAGAAGAAAGGTTGTTTCTTTATTCTTTGGACCTGCTTTATCTGTCACATAATAAACCTTACCACCTTGATAATAAAGACGGCACAGTTCATCTGTTTTACCATGAATTTGACCAATAACAAGACGAGGTGCTGTCTTATCTTTGCGAGTTGGAACGACATTTACAGCTACTGTTGCCTTTAATGTACCACCCTGAGCAACTGTCCAAGCAGCTTCGTCCTTGCTTGTCTTCATTTCACGAAGTTCAGATCGAGGATAGTGAGAACCAGATGTGGTAGCTCCCTCAACTGGGACTGTAAATGTGATGCTCTGATCCTTTACAGATGGTGTAAAATACTTATCACTATACTCTGTAATACTGTATACTTCCTTAGCTCTGCCTGTGAATTTACCAGCTGAATCAACTGGTAGTGTTAATTTCCACAAACCTAATGCGATTAATGCGATTGACATGATATTCCCCTTATGTTAACTATTAAATTTTGGTTCCGAGAGTAGGGCTCGAACCTACATCAACATCGTTGAGCCTCTGATTCAAAGTCAGGCCGCTTACCATTCGCGCATCTCGGAGTATTACGGGGTATTTATTAAGATTTTAACTATTTGTTGTGCCGATAGTCTTAGTAGCTGTAATTCTACCATATATTGCTAGAATACTACCAAAACCTCCAGAGATGACGATAGCTGCATTAGCCATATTAATAATGTCATCACCTGTAAACATCATTGGGATGATACCAAATCCATATAGAACCATTGATATCATTGATATTAAAGAACCCCAAATCGTTTTCGATTCCCACCAATTTTTTACTTCTTCCATGCCATTTTCTCCTATTGATTTCTCAATATTTATCTGAAAA